AGTTGTCGCTGTCGCTGAGTCAGGCGTGGGCCGCGCTGAAGTACCGCGAGTCGGGGACCGCCAACGGTACCGACACGCTCTAGGCTGCAAGGGGACGGGGCGGCGGCGGCATAGTGCCGTATGCCACTCAAAAGCCCCGAGCAGGCCGTCTGCAACGTGCTGGTGACCGACCCGGTCATCGCCCTGTCCGTCGGCTCCCGCGTCTATCCGGTCATCGCACCGGCCACGGCGGACCTTCCGTTCCTCACGTGGCGGCGGTCTGGCGTCCAGCGGCAGCAAACCCTGTCGGGACCGATGGGAACGCCGACGGTCATCATGACTCTCGACATCTACGCCTTGACCTACGAGGCAGTAAGAGACATCGCCGACAAGGTGCGGCGGTCTCTGGATGGCTACGGGGGGACGCCGTCAGACTCGGTAGTAGTGCAGAACGTCAGCCTCGACAACGAGGTGGACGGATTTGTGCAGTTGGCGGGTGGCGATATGCCGCCGGTCTACAGCGTGGCGATGACGTTTTCGATCATGTGGTCCGAGTCGTAGGAGAGACAGCACAATGGCGATTACCCCGCACGACGGAACCGGCACGACCCTGCGGCTCGGTGCCACGCTCTACACCGTCACCAACATCGTCATCACCTACACCGACCCGACCGCCGATCAAGAAAAGATTGACGTATCGCACCTCGGGCTGACCACCGGCGCGTCGATCCTGACGCAGGACCGACCGCTTCAAGGCTCGACCTCCGATACGGGCCGTCAGGTGCAGTTTGACTACCTCGGCAACACGATCATCGCTGACGCCTCGACCGGAACCTGCACGATCGTCACGGGCGGCGTGAGCCTGCTTTCTGGCATCGCGTACACCGTCAACTCCTCGACGCTGACGCTGGCGACGAACGACGCGATCCGGGGTCAGGCGACTGTCCGAATCGCCCGATAAGCCGTGACGGAGGCCCGTCATGGCTATTCCATGCACCGGAGTCACCGTGACATGGAACGGCACGTCGCTTGGAGAGGTATCCAAGATCGACGTGACGCGCGGCGGCGAGTTGCCGCTGGCGCGAGCCAGCGCGTGGACGCTTGACGCTGGGACTATAGAAGTATCGTCCTTTTCCACGGCGCAACTCACGGCGGATCAATACGGCAAGAAGGCCGTTTTCGCAGTGACGGGCGGTGGCCTTACGCTCACCACGAAGGCCATCTGCCAGACGCTCCGCGCGACAGGGACCGTGAACGACGTGACGCGCTACGTCGGAACCTTCAAGATTGTGATGGAGTAACCATGGCCCTGACGGCAGCGGAACTTGCGGCTCAGATTCTTGCGACCGATGACCTCGGAATCCTCAAGGTGACGGTCAAGGAGTGGCCCGGAACGGACGGCAAGCCGATGGTGCTTGGCATCCGCGTGATGACGGTCGGAGAGCGAGACGCGTACGAGCGCGAGTGGATCGGCAAGCGAGAGACGGGCATCGACAACTTCCGCACGAAGTTCCTCGCCCGCTGCCTGTGCCATCCGGAAAGCGGCGAGCGGTTGTTCACCGACGAGCAGATCGAGAAGCTCGCCAGCAAGTCGGCGAAGGTTGTCTCGACGCTGTTTGAAAAGGCGATGAAGCACAACGCGATGAGCGAATCCGACGTGGAGGAGTTGGCAAAAAACTAAACATCCGCCCGGCGAGGCAGTTCCTGTTTCGCTTGGCGGGGCATCTGAGCATGACGGTTGGCGACATTGAACGTCGCATGACCACCAGAGAACTCGCGGAGTGGATGGCCTACGCCCGCTACTACCAAGCGTTCCCTGACTCATGGGCCGAAACAGGCCTCATCGTCTCGGCGATGCTGGCACCCTACAGCGAGAAAGGAAAAACCCCCAAGGCAAACGACTTCAATCCGATTGAAATCCCACCGCAGCACAACATGCAGGCGCGTGAGGTCATTCTGGATTTGAAGAAGCAACTTGGCGTCGAGTGATGGCTACCGTTCTCGGACTTGCGATGAAGATTTCTGCCGACGCTTCTGGCGTCCAGAAGGCTCTCACGCCTGTGCAACGAGCGTTCCAGCAACTCGACGCCGAGGCGGCGAAGGTCACTGACGTCTTCAAGCAGTTTGAGGGCGCGAGCGCAAGAGCCGGAGCGGCGCAGCAGAAGTTCGCGACCGATCTCGCGTTCTTGCAGTCGGCCCTCCGAACTGGACAGATCGACGCGAGACAGTTTGCGGAGGAGTTTGCGACGATTCAAAAAGAAGCATCCGCAACGTCTGCGGCGTTTGCGGAAGGCGTGCGACTAACCGAAGAGAACCGCACAGCCGAGGAAAGGCGGGCATCGGCCCTTCAGCGGCTGGACGAATTGCTGCAACTCGGCGCGATCAACCAAGAGACGTTCAACCGCGCGTCTGCCGAGGCAAGCGGTGCGAATGCCGCTGCGGCGGAGGCTGCACAGGCAGCGGCTGATGCCGAGGCACAAGCGGCGAAGGTGCGAGCGGACGCTGTGGCCGAGGCGGCGAGGATCGCAGAGTCCGTCGTGACTGAGCAGGAGAAGCGTCAGGCTTCGCTCGAGCGGCTCAGTGAACTGTTGTCGCAAGGGCTGCTGTCTGAGGAGACCTACCAGCGAGCCGTTGAAAAGACGGCTGAATCGTCTGGCATGGCAGCGGAAGCCGAGAAGCAGCGTCAGGCATTGCTTGACGAGGCCAAGCGGGTCACCGACAGCGTGGCGACCGATGAGGAGAAGCGAGCGGCAAAGCTCGCGAACCTCCAAGAACTGCTCGACGCCAACGCGATCAGCCAGGAGACATTCAACCGTGCCGCCGCAGAGGCGAGCGGTGCTAACAAGGCAGCGGCGGATGCCGCAGCCGAGGCTGCGAAGGTGCAGGCCGCAGCCGATAAGACGCGAGCCGATGAAGCCACACGGGCTGCTGCGATTGTCGAAGCGAACCTTACGAAAGAACAGAAAGCCCAGCGCGACTACGGAGTCGCCACGCGGGAACTCAACTCGCTCCGCAATCAAGGACTCCTCACGGAATCCGAGTATTCCACGGCGTTGCAGCGTGTCTCCACCGACTACGCCAAGGCCACGCTCGCCGCTGACAAGTACGCGGCCTCGTCCAACAAGGCTGGCGATGCCGGGACGCTCAAGTTCAACGAACTCTCAGGCATCCTGTCGGCGATCCCCGGCCCGATCGGAAACGTCGCTGGCAGGCTGTCTGGACTTTCGTCGGCTGGCGAAGGGCTGGCGAGGGTGTTTTCCGGTGGCTTGACGAAAGGCCTATCAAGCATCGGCACGACGCTAGTCGGCCTCGTCAATCCGTTTACGGTGGCGATTGCGGGGCTGACAGGAGTTGCGACCGCTGCGGTATCAATCGTCTCTGGCTTGTCGCAACTAGAAGCCGAGACAGAGCGGCTCACAAACGCTGCCGAAAAGATGGGCGTTTCGTTCGGCTTCGTCCAGACACTAGAACAAGCCGCGAAGATGGCTGGCATTGAGTTCGGCACCGTTAACTCGGCGATGACGAGGCTGCTTAAGACGCTGGCCGGTGCCGACGAGGAGAGCAAGCAGGCGACCGCCGCGCTCGGTCGGCTCGGCGTCAGTCTTACCGACCTCGATGGCATGGACAGCGAGCAGCAAATCCGGCTCATTGGCGAACGGCTTCAAGGCATCGAAGACCCGGCGAAGCGTGCCGCCGCCGCCACGGCGATCTTCGGCAAGAGCGGTGCGGAACTGCTGCCGTTCTTCAACAACCTCGGCATCGCCGAGCAGACGCTGACGCGATTCAACGCGAAGCTCAGCGACATCGACGCGACCCGCGTGCTGGCTCTTGGCGACTCGTTCGACGGCGTGCAAGCCTCGCTCACTGGTCTTGGGCGAGAACTGCTCACGCCGTTCATCGGCCTGTCTCAGAGCATCGCCGACGCTTTGGCTCCTGCCATTGCCTCATTCGGGCGTGTGCTTGGGAATATTCTCGACATTGTTTCCCCACTGACCAGCACGTTTGGAGTGCTCATCAACACGATTGGTCAGGTTGTTAGCGTTCTGCTCAACGCCGTGTCGCTTGCTTTGGAGCCGTTTGCGTTTGCCGCAAAGAATCTCAGCCAGAGCATTGACGTTATCAGCCAAGAAATCACGAAAGCGTTCGGACAGATCACGGACCTGATCGTGTCGATCACAAGCGTGTTTGGAGTCACGTTCGCGGGCATCGAGCGAAACGCGTCAGGTACGACGAAGGCCGTTGAAACCGTCACTGCCGAAGCGAAGAAGGCTGCTGACGAGCAAAAGAAAGCATTTGAAGAACTCCAGCGATCGATTGCGAATGGGAATAAGGCACTCGACACAGCCATCGACAAGTCAGCGCAGTTCGGCCAAGCAGGTTTTGACGCGGCGTACGAGTTCCAGCAAGCGTTGCAGGACTTGCAGGAGCAAGCCAACGAAGGGGAACTCAACGCCGACCAGTACGCTCGCGGCGTGGCGAACGCGACGGCTGAGTACGAGAAGCAGATTGACGCGATTCGTCAGGTGACCGAGGAAACCAAGAAGGCCGCTGACGAGGCCGCAAAGAAGGCTGAGTCCGACAAGAAGCGGATCGAGGAGTTGCTCAACCCGAACGACGCCGCGTCGAAGGTTCAAAGCGACATAGCGTTCGCCATCGAGCAGCAGGCGGCAGCGGAAAAGGAACTTGCAGCCGCACGGTCTGCTGGCGATGCGGAGTCGGCCAATGCCGCTGCCGCGCGGCTGGCTCAACTCGACGGTCTGAGAACGAAGTTGGAAGAGCAGGCACAGGCGATCGACCAAGGATTCGCGGACGGGTTTTCTAAGGCGTTCGAGAAGACCGCCGAAAGCGTGTCGGGACTTGTTGACAAGGCTGCTCAGTTTGGCAACGCCGGGGCCGAGGCGGCGATGAGGTTGCAGGAAGGCATCGCGGCGGCGCAGGAGCAGGCCCGCGACGGCATCATCTCGCAGGAAGTCTACGACCGCGAAGTGGCGAACCAGCGGCGAGTGTTTGAGGAGCGCATCGCTGGAATCGAAGAGGCTCGCAAGCGTGAGCAAGAAGCCGCCAAAGAAGTCTTCGACCAGCAAGTCGCGGCCAACGAGCGGGTGAACCAGTTTATCGGCCAGCAGGCGCAGGCCGAGATCGCAGCCGCCGAAGAGGCTGCGGCTCGTCGGCAGCAGGCCGCGTTCAACATCGAAGCGATCGAGCAGCGCATCGCCCTTGAACGACAGTCGCTGGAGGCGGCACGGGAGCAAAACGATACGAACGCGGCTCGGGCGGCGGTGCAGCGCATCGACGCACTCAAGGAAGCCTTGACGGTCGAGCAGCAAATCGCCGACGGCCGTGCCGCTGAACTCCAGAAGCAGCAAGACTTGATTGCGTCGCAGCAGCAGTTCCAGCAGCAGCAACTGGCGCAGGCTCAGGAGTACAACCAGCAGCAGCAGAAGGCCCAAGAAGCCTACGCGCAGCAGCAGGCCAAGGTGTTTGAAGAGCAGCAAAAAGCCGCCGCCGCCGAGGCCGCACGTCAGGAAGAACGCCTCGCGAAGTTGAACACTCTTGGCGCGCAGACGATCAAGACGCAGGACGTTCGCACCGTGGAGGGGGCGAATCTTGTGCTGCAACTTGCAGCCAATGCTCAAGACCCGGCCCTGATCCAGCAGCGGCTGCAGACCAAGCTCCTTGAGCGGATCGCTCTTGGTGTTGGCCAGGCGGCGTCCAACTACTTCAATCAGCCGGTGGCCATCGTCGGCGCAGCGAGGTTTAACTGATGGGCGTTGCGTCATACCAAGAACTCGCTCGCACGTACGAAAACGAGATCAAGGCGGATCGCGTTGCCGTGCGGCGGTTCGTCTGCACGCTGTCGGACAACACGCTCCAAGGGAATCCGACTAACAGCATCTACGACATCCTGACGGCCGTCGGCGTCAGTACGTTTGGCGAGGCACACCCAGATATCTCATTCGCCTTTCTTCGCAAGGTTCAAGTAAATGAGAGA